AAATATCCTTGCGCAGTTATAGTTAAAGTGTTTACTATGGTATCATTAAATGAATTTGATATATCGCATTGTCCCATAGTAAATAAATCTAAGTCTAAATGTGGAGCATTCATACCCCCAAAGCAGCTTGTTCCCGTAGTTGTTAAATAAGGGGTACTGAAGCAAACCTTTGCAAGTTCTAACTTTTCGTTAAAGTCTGGGTCTGTTTCATTTGCTCCGTTCATATACCCACCCTGAAAGATTGCCGTCAAACTATCTATATCGGTTATATTCTTTAAAAAGTAATCCAGAATCAAAGGATATGAAGGGTCTCCGCTTGTGTCTAACCCTGCCGCCCACGCTGCTGCTTTCTTTTGTAGGTCGGTGTAGTGGTCGGTTTCTTTTTCCACAATCTTTTCTACTACTTTCTCTATCACAAGAGGCTCGGGTAATTGCAATTGCAGTGCATCGCCATTGTCCTCCACAAGTTCTATGTTGGTTGTGGTGGTTAGGTTCTCTTGCCTAATGCCATCTTCGGTGTAGTCGGCATCGGGGTGATTTATGACGGCTGACACTATAAGCCTACCTTTGGCAAGTCCGTGATTGTCGAAGAACATTATCAGCCGTTCTCCGTCTCGCTTGCAATGGCTATATACGCCTGCTTTGCGCTCTGCCTTGTAGACAGTGAAGCCTCCCTCTGTCTTTGCCGTCAATGTAAAATCGGCATCAGGGAAATTCTCTGCTACGCCATTTCTAACTACTTTCACTTCGAGAGGAAAGTCGCTCTTGTAATTGATGCGGATAACGCTATCTTGGTGTTCTCCGCTTTGTCCTAATAATACTGTTTCCATTGTGTTTGTGTGTTTAAAAAGCAGCTGTGCCTATTCATCTCGAACTGGCAGCAGCCTGAAATAAAACAATAAATAATTATACAAAACAATAAAATTATGAAAGTAAAAGCCCTAATATAGTGCCTACAATACCGCCTGTTAGCCACGACACGATGCGTGTCCACTGCCAACGTGCGCATTCCTTTACGAGTAGGCGAAATGCTTCTACCATTAGGCTGACAACGGCTACTACTATAAGCGAGTAGACACATATATTTATGGTTGGTGCGTCTGCTTTTGCAGAACTAATCGTTATAAAGAACGATATAAGTAAGCCTACTAAGGCTAATAAGATATTACTACTGTTTAAATTTTTCATTTTTATTTTCTTCTTTTTTTTATTATGAAACTATAAAATATCTGCTTTATCGCTATCTGCCTTGCTGTTGGTACTCTTTAAATACTCGTTCAGGAAAGGTATTTTTTCCACTACTTTAAGCGTTAGAACATAATAGAGAAAGCCTGCAACTTTCCACATTATGGTGCCTTGTACCATCATGAGTTTCCAATTACGCACTATGTTGGTTCCGTAAAACCAAATTGCCACCCAACATAACAGCTTAGCTACTCCTCGTGCCTCTTCCTTTGAACCCATAAGGTTACCTGTGGCAAATACGCACAGTATTATAAATACAAATACAGCGCAATGCACGAAGAAGACAAAGGCTTTCTTATGCTCCCATTCTTCCCCGTTAAGCTGCCCAGCTATAACACCGAATACGAAATTAACAAGGAAGACAATTGACATAGCATACATTATGTCTCTAATAGGGAAAAAGAATGTCAATAAGCCCCCTAATACTGAACAAATTATATATTTGAATTGCTCTAAATAATTCATACTTCCTCCTTTCTTGTTTGATAGTATAGTATATTAAATAACAGCATCTATCTCGCTTTCAGTGATACGTGTAAAATTGTTTACCTCGTTCTTTACGCTGTTAGCAAGGTTTTTAGCATCTGTACCCTCCTGCTTCGCTGCATCAATTAGCTTTTGTGTTTCCTCTCCACAATATGGCTTCCACGCTGTCCACGTGTTCTTTGCGCCTAATGGGTTGCCGTCTTTTAATATGTAATGACGAATATAGCGTTGTGCGCCTTGTGCCTCTTTAAAGCGAAAACTTTTAGTGCCGTCTAATACGCATCGTGTTTCAGCTATCTGCGTAATAGCAAGTGTAGCGTTGTCTGTAAACTCCTCTAATGTTCCAACCGCATACGTCTTGTTGTCTCCGTTTGTATAGGTAAGCGTATAGCGAATAACAGCTTGCATACCTGCGAGCCTCTTAACGGCTTCTAAGCCTGTGCCTGGTGAATAGTCTAAACTCTCAATATCAAGAGTTGGAAGCATTCTGTAGTCATTCTTATACAGCTTATTTAAGGCTGCATTAAGAGTATCGCTTTCGCTAAGTTCGTTAAACACGTTATCTGTATCAAGCGATGGAATATAGCCAGTGAGTGCTGTTACTACATTTGTGCCGTGATTTTCGGGAACAAACTTGTTTGGCTTGTTTTTCACTTTCGTCCAATCGACACTTTCGGCAACCTCTGCAACAGAAGCCGTGCCTGCCACGTAAGGCTCGTAGCCTGCTTCGCTGTTGAGCTTGGTATCGTCCTTTACGAAGTACATCTTGCCGTTTAATGTTACTTTCACGGTGTCGCCATTCTGCACTTGGTCTGCTGTAAGTGCGAAACGTGCTACATCGTTGGCTACAACCATACAACGTTCCATTGCTGCACGTGGAATGTTGGCAAGTGGAATTTGTGTTGTTCCCCACTGAATGCCTGATGCTGCCACTCGTTCGGCTACTTCTGCGTGTCCCGCTCGAATAGAACCTGCTTTAATCTTGCTGTTGTAATGTTTGAGACCGTCTAAATCTAAAAATTTTTTCTCTGCCATATAATTAAACTGTTTTATTGATTATGATTTATCCAATTTTTTCCTTTACTACATAAAGCGTTTTGCCATACAACTGACCATTCTGATATTGTGTTCCATAGCCATACAGACGAAATAGATAGGCAGAATTTGGTTGTAATGGTGTTGCGTCTCTCTTTACGTCTAAATACCAGCTAAAATTAATATTAGCTGTATTCGCTCCTGTTATAACTATAAATTCAAATGCCTTTCGACTGTTGTCAGAGATAAGCTTCTGCTTAACGTTTATCCACCACGCCTGTCCTGCAGGGTAGGTAAATTGAGAGTTGTCAAGTATTGCAAGTTCGTTGCTGTCAAGCTCTGCTAAGAAGTTTTTGTTTGTTACAACTCGTTGCGTCTGCGCAAGGTTTTCTTTTATCTTGCGTGCGAAGTGCTTTAATCCTGCGATATCTAAGAAATGTCTTTCTGCCATAGTATTTGTTTTATTCGTTTACTATATTGTTTATCTCTTCCTCTGTGATGCGTGTTGCATCTTCTATAATCTCTGTCTTACTACCTCCTATAATAGGTAGCATTTTAGAACCATTCCACGTACACGCATTTCCATAAATGCAATGATAGAACAGTATGCCCACAGTTGGCTTACGTCCATCGTGCGCAAGTTCTCCATAATCGTCAGCACCTTTCCAGTTAGTGTAATAGGTGTCTCCTTTTTGATACACAAACACGTTCTTAACTCTGTCCCACATAACGCCTTTCTTGTTTTCGGGAGTGAGAGTTAATCCGTTAGATGTATTGCTGTCTTCTGCGTCATCGGCTGCTGATAGTGAAATGGCTTGCACATCATCTACATATCCATCGAAAGGTAATGCGCTAACGTGTTGTTTCGTCTGTTCTAAATTGTCTTCTGTTATTAATTGTTTCCAATCGTTTTCATTCTTTGACCTGTCGGTGGTTGTACATACATAGTATGCACGCTTTTTTGTTTCTGCACTTAAGAAACTAATCATCATACAACGTTTGAACTCAATTCTGTTATCATCTGTAACAGTCTCCACAACCTCACGCAATGTACATAATTGACCATTTGGCGATGCGTTGTATATTTCAAACATCTTATCAAGACGTTCGTTAAGACGTACAAGTGTATCGTCTTTACATTGCTGCCATAGCGTCCATTGGTACTTCTTTATACCGCTATAGTCTTGCCGTAAACCATAGTTGCGCCAATAGCGTATAGGTTCTGAATATACGTGTCCGCCACCGACCTTTGTGCCATTTACCAAAAGACGTGTTTCTATAACTTCTGTGAGGACTTGTCGAAATTGGTCTGCATAGATGTGAAGTATACCTACATTTATACCATTCTCAACTATAGAGAGAACTGTGTGTTGGTTTTTCTCTTTAACAAAAGCGATAGCTTGTTCGGGTGTCGTTGGAAATTCGTTTAGCGTTTTCAGCGACATAGTGGCTGGTGTGCCTTGTCCACTGCTGCCACCTGGTGTATCGGGATTATCGAAACTGAACCCTTTTACACGTAATATGCCACCTACAATTAAATCGTTCTCAACGGCAAGGTCTCCATCAAAGGTATTTGTAGTTCGTCCGCCTGTTGGTGTAGTGTCGCCCTTGCTTTGCCATATACGCTCCCATCTGTTCCAAACGTATTCTATGCCGTCTATGAATAGGTAGTCGCCCTCCTTACCACCATCGGGATATCTACTATATACCTCTAAGATGTTTGCGAAATTGCCAAGATTGTTTTTCTCTTTAATTTTGTTGGCTGGTACTGTAACAGTAGGCTTCTCTTTCGTCCATTCTAATGATAATGGATTCCAATAATAATTGCTATCACCCACAATTACATAGTCGCCTTGTATGCCACCTAATGGGTGCGCCACGTGTACGGCTTCTAAACTTTGGTATGTTCCTAAAAGGTTGTCAGTCATAATATTATATTAATGTTTCAGTTCGGACAAGTCCATATAAATAGAATACATTAGTTTTGCTTGTTCTACTTCGGACAAAGAGGAAAGGACAAGATAGGCACAGTAGTATATCACAGCCTTTTCGAGTTTTTCGGATATACCGATATGTTCGTCTTCTATACGTGGTATAGGAATGTAGCGTGCCACCTTTACGGCTACATCGTTAGATGTACACGAATAAAATTCCAATATCAAACCAATAGGGTGTTGCACAATAGCTACAACAGGGCGTTGCGGATTGCCACCTATTCCTGCAAAGCGGCTGTTCTGCTGTTTGTATTCGGGGTCTGCGTCTGTGATAGCTTCTGTTACTGGATAGCTCCAATCAGCCATTTGGAATGTTAGCAAGCGCAAAAAGTCTTCGGGCAGTTGAGTAAAACCCCAATGCTTTGTCTTTGACGAACTCCACGCTACGGCTGTACCTATACTCTTGCCACTATCTAACAAATGGCGTGGAGCATTTACAGTTACTGCACGTGCTGCATCTTCTATCTTGCTCTCTATAAGAGTGTCTATGCTCAATGTGTCTACGTCTGTTAAACCAGCAAGAGGTGCGCTGCTATTGTTTCTGTCAATAACAGTTCGCACCTCGTTTACTAAATCTGCAACTTTGTATATCATTGCAATACAAGTGATTAAAGTCCTACAAAACGAATACCCTTTGTTTCTGCAAAGGCTTTTGCTGTTACTTTGCTGCGAAGCTGCTGTTTCTTTGCATCGTCAAAGTTCGATACTAAATAGTCTACAGCTTCTTCTAAGCTGCTCACTTCGACTTCTGTTAAGTTGTCTTCTGCTGCTACTTCTGTGTCAGTAGGGTTTATCTCTGTAGCCTCTGCCATTACTTCCTTTGGCTCTTCGATGTCCATTTCGCTAACAAGGATTATTCGTCCCTTTTTAAAGTGTCCGCTATTCTCTATTGCGAACTGTACTATTTCGTTGCGAGTGGTGAAAGTGGCAGGACGAATGCCTGTGCCTGATGCAAGTCCGCCCTCAAAATCAATATTCATAATTCGACCTGCAACGTTTAATAGAATACTCCATTCTATCATTCCATATACGCCATACGTTTTTTGTGTCATACACTAAAAAAGTTTAAGGGGAGGCGAGCTTATCTCAACCTCCCCTTTGGTTACTAACATTTAAAAAATTATCACATTATGAAAATACACTAATTTACAAGTCTAATTCACCCTCGTACTTCTCCCAAGAGCCAGTACCGCCTGCAGATTTGTAAATCCAAGTTTCACCCTTGTGCGCTTTAGCATTGATGCCTGGACAATCTACAAGTAGATAGTAAACTTTGCCGTCTACCAAGTCTGCGCCTGTTGGTGCTTGATTGGTTTTCCAAACTGTATAGCTTGTTGCACCAGCTGCTTTTGGTGTACCTTCGCCGTTGATGAAGATGTGGCAAGCACCTTTGAGTGCGAGTGCGTCCCATACGATGAGCGTCTCACGTTTTGCTTCGTGCTCTTCTACATTCTCCGTATCGGTGTGTTCTGCGCTGCGAACATAGTGTACAAGACGGTCAATTCCTAAGATTGCGGCACTGTTGCTGTAACCGATACGGTCGAGTGTTGGCTCGTGTTTAAAATCAAAGTCGCCAAATACAGTGTGGAAACGTGTAATGCTCCAACCTAAGTTATTGGTTTCGACTTTAATTTGCACTTCGGGGTGCTTTGAGAAGTCTATGCATTGAATATTCTCTAAGAAATTCTTACCGCACAAACAGATTGCGCCATTTGGTACATCTGCGCCTGTATAGAAGAGTTTGCCAAGACCTACAAAGTCTTCGTACTCCCACTTTCCAATGTGCTCCATTTCACGTTTAAAGCTCCAACGAATACCAGTCATAAAATACACAATCTGTGTACCTGTCTTATCGTCCTTAACTGGCATTTTGCCACCACGACCAATCCACAAAGAACGGTTGGTTGCGTGCTTAAACTTACGAATCGAGTATTCGGCGAGCAATGCATTTGTAAATGGAATACGCTTCTTTTGACTATCGAAGTAGTCAGAAACTACACGTGTCATTCCTCGCTTCTGTAGAGTAACAAGTGTTGGCACAGGGACGAATGTGTCGGGAGGCACAACCTTTTGTGTTTCGTGTAGTGCTGTTGCAAGGATATCAATCTTTGCACCCTTTGGTATTGCTGGTGTTTGACAATACTCGTTGGTAGGACTTTGGCGTGGACCGTTTACACAACGGACGATAGGGTTGTCGCTGGCATCTCTACCTGTAACATAAAGCTGCAAGTCAGAACCTGCATCTTCTTTTGAACCGTCTTCTGTGTATCCATTTACGCCTCTTACTCTCAATGTTGAGTAGGTTTGAACATAACTCTTATCCTCTTCTGAAAGAGAAAGAGAGAAAGAAGCTGCTGTTCCTTTTGCTACTGCTGCAGTGGTAGTAACAGTTGAAACTTCCTCGTCCATTTGATAGTGCTGCACTCTGGGTGAACCTACGGGTACTTTCTTTGCAGCGAGCATAAGTGAACAAAGTGGGGTGTCATCGCTTTCGAACTTGGCAAGTTCGGCATCGACGTCTACCTCCATAAGTTCGCCAGGTCCAACGCCACCTGTTGCGGCTGCCATACCATCTACGGTTGTGGCTTTTGCCGGGTATTTGGTGTCCTATCCCTTTGAGGCTGGGGCTTGCGCGGGTGTGTTGGTTTCCATTTGAATAACTTCTGCCATACTTTTATACAAATATTATTAGTAAAAATTTTATTTTGCCATTTCCGCATCGCTAAAAATAGTCGATCTGCGTTTTGGTTTTTCTGGTATTCCGTTTTGTCCTCCCATAGCTGCCATTCCGTCTCCTGTTTTGCGGAGCTTTTCTGTTATCTTTGCATTCTTGCCTCTTACTTCGGCTTCGTGGCTTGCTTCGGCTATGTCGGTGTCGTGGTTGAGTGCCTTTAATGCCATATCCATTGTATCTCGTGTAATCTTGCCGTTGATACCGTCCGTGATAATCGTCATAATAAACTCTGAAACGTTGTCGAGTTCTTCATCGGTTAGGTTGTTATCCTCCTGAAATTTAGATAATTCTTCTAAAGATACCTCTAAATTCTTGCTGTATTCCTCTTCCAACTCTTTGGACTTGCTAACCTTATCGAGGTATTCTTTGTGTGCCTCCTCTAATGCTTCTTGCTTATCGGGGTCATCTAACGCCTCTCTTACATCGTCGCCAAACATACGAATAAGTTCTACTGCAGGGTCTGCGCCTTTACGCCAACTATTAAGGTAGCCTGCACTTCGGGGGTCGGCAGCGAACATACCTGCTAATTCATCTTCGTGTTTCTTGTATTCTGCGATTTCATTCTCTGCGTTATCGTAATCTTCGCCAAGTCTGCCGTACAATACTTCTTCGTCATCGAAATTATCGTCGGGATATTTGGTTTTCAAACGCTCCATAAAAAGTTCACGTTTGTTTTTTTGCGGGGTATTTTTTTGCTCTTCTGTCATTGTAAAACAATATTTTGTAGTTGATAGCGCAAAAATAGGTACATTATTAATAGTTATACTTTTAAGTATTAACACAAAACACTATCTTTGTAGTTGGGAACAAGTGCCAATATAACAGATAGTTATTTATATTGGTGTTTATGAAAAACTTTGGGAGTGTATTTGAATACGAGCAAGAACGCAATAATAATCTATTACGGCTTTATCATCAGCTTATATCAGAAGTAAAGTTTATTTGTTCGGAGGAGATTTATCGAAAGATGTCAAATAGTCCGTCTGATCGCTTTTGGGTAAGTGAAGAACGTGCGTTAATAGTTGTTTTGCAGATTATGAAAGGCGACACCTTGCTTGGTATGGGTAAGAATAAGCGTGATATGTTCTTTGAGATATACAGGCGAGCAACCATAATGAAACAGAAATATCCAACACTTAGTCTTACAAAGATAATATTTAAAGTGGTTAGACAACCTGCGCCAAAATTCTACCTTACGGAGGGTTCTATAAAAGTAATCATCAGTAAGATTAAATCAAAATGGTACGAACGGAGACGGGTAAGAAACAAATAGATGTTCGAGTATCGAAGCTGCTTGATGAAAACGACAAGCGTAACGAAGCGAATAACCGTCTGTTTAATCCCATTACAGGCGAGGGGTCTGTTGGCAAGAGAAAGAAAGTAGAAATAAAAGACCACCCATTACCTGTACAGTATCTACCTGTGGGAATGTTAAATGTTCCTCTTGTTAAACTTATCGTAAAACACAAGTCTATGAAAGTGTTTTGCGAAAAGGAAATGGATGCGGAGTACACGGAGGAAAACAGGCTAAAAATAATAGAGCAGATTGTTCGCATACGCATACAGTACGACTTTGCGTTTTGGGCAGCCTTGTTTGTGTACATCAAAAATAAAGGTGGTGGCGAAGATGTCTTGTTTCGTCTGACACGTCCACAACGTAGGTTTGTAGAGAGGTTGGAAACACTTCGCCTTGCAAACAAGCCTATACGACTTATATTGTTGAAAGCCAGGCAATGGGGTGGTTCTACTACATCACAGCTGTATATGGCGTGGTTGCAGCTTGTTCACAAGGTAGGCTTAAATTCTCTTATCATTGCGCATCAGGGTACAGCATCAGATGAAATTAAGGATATGTTCGACCGTATGATTAAAGCATATCCGACAAAGATGCTACACAAGATAGGGGAGTATTACAACGCTAACGAGCCTAAACTTGTCGGGGTAGGTAAATCGGGGGCGATATACAGAGTGCCACAACGAAACTGTAAAATAAAAATAGGTACAGCTGAACGTCCTGATAGTTGTCGTGGTGGCGATTACAACTTGGTACACCTTTCCGAAGTAGGTGTTTGGAAAACTACAGATGGAAAGAAACCTGAAGACATAGTACGGTCTGCTTGTTCAGGTATTCAGCTAAAGCCGTACACGATGATAGTTTACGAAAGTACGGCAAATGGTACAGGTAATTTCTTCCAGCGTGAATATGACGCTGCAAAGAAAGGTGTATCACAATTCCAGGCATTGTTTATATCGTGGTTTGATATTGATATATACAGCTTACCATTTAAGAATGAAGATGAAAAAGCAGACTTCGCTATCGAGCTATGGAAGAATAGAAATAACACAAATGTTAGCAACGAACGTGAAGAGAGTGGTAAATACTTGTGGTATCTGTGGGAACTTGGCGCAACCCTCGAAGCTATACATTGGTATGTGGAAGAGAGAAAAGGAAAACCTGACCACGCTACAATGGCATCTGAATATCCGTCTGACGATGTGGAAGCATTTGTACATTCAGGCACAAGAGTATTTGATAAGTATTTAGTAGCGAAATTAAAGAAGTCTTGTTGTCCTCCTCAATTCATTGGTGATATGGTTGCCGATGGAGACGAGGGTAAGGACGCATTCAAAGGTTTGCGTTTTGTTGAGGACCATCAGGGTTGCTTGTGGATATGGAAGAAACCTGAAATATGGGCAAATGAAAAAGTTACAAACCGATATCTTGTTGTTGTGGACATTGGCGGACGTTCTGCAAAAGCCGACTACTCTGTTATAACCGTATTTGACAGGTTCTATATGATGGACGGAGATAAGCCGTCTGTTGTTGCACAATGGTATGGACACACCGATATGGATATACTTGCGTGGAAATCTGCACAGATAGCCGCCTACTATGACAATGCATTGTTGGTAATAGAGAGCAACACGCTCGAAACAAAAGACAAAGACAGAGTTGTAGACGGTGTACAAGCTCCATTTATATTAGACCAAATAAAAGATGTATATCCAAATCTCTATGCACGCAAGCAAAGTGCGGAGGCTATTGCGGAGGGTGCGCCAAAACGTTACGGCTGGCACACGAACGTATCTACAAAGCCGATGATTATATCAACGCTTGTAAAGGTGATAAGAAAGCAAATGTACGTAGAGAGAGACGAACGCTGTATTGATGAGTATCTGTTTTATGAGCGTAAGAAAAACGGTGCATTTGGAGCAATCGTTGGCAAACACGATGACTTGTTGATGACACGAGCAATAGGGTTGCACATCTGTTTCTACGAAATGGAGATACCAAAGATAATATCAACAATAAAGAGTGCTGCTGAAAGCAAGACACACAAAAGAGTTTTGTCAGAAGCAACAATATAGGTGGTATGTATGATTTTAAACCCATCGAAATTGATGGGTTTATGAAAAGAGGTTGATTTTTTGACATATATACCAACTGCCGTGTTATAAACAGAAACGACAAAGGTTGCATAATCGCAACCTTTGTTTTTATTATGAGGCTTTAAGCATATTATAGCCCTTGTTTACAGCGTCCATATCTGCACCTTGTTGAACTTGCTGTTGTAATTCGGGCGGCAGTCCGTTCGGTGTTCCTCCTTGCTGTTGCATTTCTGCTTTCTGTGCCTTTATACTCTGTAACAGTTCGTCGGCAAATGGGAAGTCTCCGTATTCGAGTAACTGTTCCAAATTGATTTGTCCACTTTGCCAAATCTGCATTAGGAAATCGTTGGCAACTTGTCTGAATGCTGGTGTAGACGTGCTTTCTACTATGCTCAAATCAAATTCAACGTCTCGAATTAATTTAGGGTCGTAGACAACTATCTGCCCACTCTTGCCTGCAATGTTGAATACACGTTTGCCATCGTAGAACTGTTGCATATTCTTAACGTCCTTGTAAGCACCGTCCACAATAAATTGGCTGAAAGTTTCGAGCAGGTCTAACAGAGTTGTGGTTGCGTTCTGTGCCTGCTGTGCATAAAGTGAACCGCTTGTTGTACTATATCCAGGTTTACCTTGCAATGCTCCGTGAATACCTGAAATATCCTCAAAGAACTTAAGCTGTATGTTGAGTAGTTCTGATATGCCTATGTTTGTAGAGTTTACAGCAATCTGTTGCGGGATAGGTACTCCCGCTTTTGGTTTATAGGCAATGACACCATTAAACCTGCTCCATTCGTCTGCAATTTCTTCCACAGACATACTCCCTAAACTCTGTTCAGGCACGAGTAAGACACCTTTCGCACTTGACCGCATTATCCAGTCGTATAACGTAATTAGTCGGTTGGTGTATCGCTGCTGGTCTATCACGTCATTTACGAATGAATGTATTTCTCCATCTATGAATGGGTAGGCTTTGAATACGTATGGGTGGCTCTTGTGTTCGTATGGTGTCTCTCCCTCGTCGAGGATATCTCCGAATGGCGTTAGATAGTAGTAATACCAATAATCGTCCATAAACCACGTGGCACGCAAGAAAGGTACGTCTTCTAAATCCATACCAGATTCTATTGCCTGTTGTTTTCTCTCTTCGTTTATAGAGAGAAACATTCGTTGGTAGTCTTCTACGTCTATCTTGTAAATATCTCCATTGTTAGGGTCGTGGATGCGATAGCGTGGTTTGCTTTCCTTGCGCCACACCTCTATTACCCTGCAAAGGTTGCCGTCTCTGGGCATAAAGAAACTAATATCTGTATCGTCCGATACTCCAAAGCTTGTAAAGTTGCTTACGATATTCTGTTGGTCTTTTGCAGCCTTGTATATTTCGGATAATTTATAATAGTCTTCGGGTGTTTTTGCAAACTGCCCGCACAGGGTATTGAAACTGACATCGTGAATTTCTCCTATACAACTTGCGTCCCACCCTCTGAAATCACGCATCTTGTTGTCAATGAAGAAATTGTTAGGCTGTACATAATCTGTCCAACAGTCTAATTTGTTATTGCGCCAGCCGTACCATTTGCGGTGTACAATGAAACCACTAATCAAAAACTCCTCAATGCTCCGTGCGCTTATTTCGTCCATACGGTTAAGCTGTCTATTGCATTGTAATATAGTAGACATCGTTTCGCCAATACGCTGTTCGTCTCGGTCTCTTGCTACACATATAGGTTCTTTGCTCTGACTTCTGTAAACGCCTAACACGCTGCGCACCAAACGTCTGATAAGGTTGTTTTTCAATGGTACGTTTCCTTGTCGCCTAATATATTCGGCTTCCGTTATTCTTTTGCCATCTACACAAATGACATCTTCCCATTGCCTGCCATACGCATATCGTTTATTTCGCTCACGTTCTTTGCGAAACTCGCTCATATTCATATAGTATTGTTGTGCTTGGAATAGTACTTCGTAAGCACGTGCCTTGTTGTTGAGTTTTGAGTTTGCAACGCTGTCCATTGCACGTCTGTCTTTAATAGAACAGACACGTTTTACACTTAACAGTTTTTCTTTCTTTGCCATAAAAATATATTTTTATCTGTCGCAAAGATATGAATGCGAAATATTTAAGTGCGGTTAAGTATTAATTTAGGTATGTGGATTATAACACCGAAGCCCTATGTGGATTTATAGGGCTTCGGTGTGCTGTTACTTCTTTTTAAAGAGTTTGTTCATTTCACGAATGATACGCATTGTTGTTTCTTTGTCTTCGCTGATAAGTTCTTCTATACCATCATCTTCTTCGCCATCTAAACGCTGTTCTTCGTTTCGTTTGAGGCTTCGTAATGAAGACTTTAGATTATTGTTCAACTCGCTAAGATTATCTCCTAAATAGTTGAAATCTTCCTCACGTTTAGCGTGCTTTCCTTTCTGTTCACTTTCTACTGTCTCCATCATATAATGGCGTAGTCCTGTGAGTGCCTTTTCGACTTCCTTTTTGTCGGTAGTATTGTCTATGTGGCTCAATGTTTCCTGTAGCAAGTCCATTGGCTTTTTATATGCCTTTGCTATTTTGTAGCGTTGATATTCAGGACTTTTAATTAAGTCTGTTATCATTTTGGCATATTCCATTTTACCCATTTTTACCTGCTTCTTGTAATTGGAAAGTCGGTACTCTGTCTCTTCTGTCTCTTCCTTGAAGTCTTTGTAGCTGCCCTGTGCGCTGCTTCTCACACTTCGTTCGTCGAGTTGCTGTACAAATCGGCTGGCAACGGGTACGTCTCTCCAACGTATCTCTTTTGCATTTCCCTTAAAGCCTTTATAAAGCAAGCTACTCATCTGTGTAACGAACGTTGCAGGACCTCCGAAGTAACCTTTTACAAAGTGGTTTATAACATCAGGGTTGAGATTAACGCCTCCTCTGTCTACATCATTTCCGCCTGTTAGGCTGTTGAAGAATTTTGTAGCATCTATGAGTAATGGTGGCGTGCTGCTGAATGCTTTAGTCCAACCTGGAGCAAACTTCTTTTTCTCATTGTCGTTATATACCTTTCTGCCGAAGTAGTCTGTATTAAACATATACTGTGCAACTGGCTGCAGAACGGTAGGTGTAAGCGTTATGGGCAAGTTCCCACCGTTGCCTGTGAAGTCTATAGGCAATAGTCCTGTGAATCCCTCTACGGCTTTTTGCAGTCCGCTTGAGAACGTTTCCTTTCCAAACAGAATAGATGCTGCTATTTCTCCCATACCATAGAAAGGTCTTAACTCTTGCGGCAATGGAATGCTTATGAATGTTTTTTCTAAGAATGGTATACGTAACACGATGTTGTTTCTGCGAACCCAATCCATATTGTCCCAATACTTATCATCATCGCCTCCACCACAAAGTGCTGTAAGGAAAGCGTTGAGCATTGGCACTCCAAAGCCCAAAGCACCGAACTTGGATATTACAAGCATTGTGCGTGCAGGGTGCTGCTTTAGCATTGTGCCGAAATTGTTTATGGACTGCACGGCTGCATTGAAGAAGATGTAAGCGAAGTTCATAAACCTGCTGCCCATTTCTCCGCTGCCTTTCTTATTGAAGTTCACAGTAATGTCCTTTGCATCGTAGATGGAATCAACGATATTCTTACCTTGCTGGCGGCTCGTCATAAAAGTAACAAAGCGGCTGAAATCTTCTGCACTTCGATTGGCGAACTCTACGGCATTGATGAATGACTTCCACCCACGTTTTGCGATGTTTGCTTTGTTTCCATTGATGGCATCTTTTACTTCTTTCTTTATGCTCTCTATGTCTCGCAAGGCTGTGAAACCAGTTTCGCCACCCCCACGCATAAACTCATCGAAGTAACGTTCTGTCTCGTTATTTAAATCGAGTGTGCCGTGTTCCCATTTGTACACAAGTCGTGGCAATGCTCCACTAAAGAACAAGTTGCGTGCATTCTTTGAGGCTTGCCGCTTGTATTTCAGTCCATATTTTATATATACAGCTTGTGAGGCAAATAGTTGGTCTCGTGTAAAGTTGGTAAGTACGAATGCTGGAGAAAAGCTTGTATACACGCCTGACAAGAAATTCTTTAGCTGTGCTGCTCCTATTTTAGCCCATTTAGGTAAGTCGCTGCCTTGTGTGTCGGGGTTTGTTAGACCGTTTACAGCTTGTGCTACTGCTGGGTTTCCGTTGATGTAGATGATGTACTCTTTTCCACCACGCCATACTTTAATGGTGTGTTCTTCCCCCTCTCCGTTGATTACACGTTTGTCGAGCTTCAATCCGTTGCGCTGCTTTATGGCTGTTCCTTGTTCGGCTAATCTTTGCATCTCCAATTCGTGTTCAGCAACAAGCTTGCTTATCTCATCGGGGGTTGCATTTGCTGGTATGTTTGCATCGCTACGCTCCCATTCTCCTAACGCATTTTTGATGTACCATTGTTCGCCAACTGTAGCAAGACTGGTAGGGTGGTTAAGCACGAAATTCAGAAACGTCTGTTTCATCTTGTTTCTGTTGGCTTCAATTATACTGTGCTGTGCCATAGATGCGATTATAGCCATCGGGTCTTCGGCAAGCGACGTGCGCCCCTTTGCTGTTTTTGTAAGTGGTTTTCCCTCGTAAGAACGATTGTTGTAATATGTATAAACATCGTCAGCGGTAGGTTTAGCCCACCCACGCAAAGGAATGTAATACTTATACATATTTAGAATATGCTCGTACGTATCCTTTGTCATTATGCCGCTTTCGTAACCAGTCTTTAACGTCTGTTTCGTGGCTGCATTGACTTTGCTCCAAAACGCTGTAACTTTCGGCATTACATCAGACGTTTCTACAGCATCTACAATCTTTTGTGCTTCGTATTCGGCTTCCGCAACATCTTCTTTGTCTGTGAGTTCGGTAAGTCCAGAGTAGTCTTTGTTGGTGTGGACTTCCAATGCCTTGTTGTATACATTTGTATACTTTTCTTGTGCTTTTTGTATTGCTGCTTCATTTTTGCTTGTGGGGTCTTCGTTGTAAGCCGCCTGTGCATCTTCCAAAGTTTTCTTTGCTTTCAATACATTTTCATCGTTCTGTGCTGCACGCTTGCCCATATACTCGTTACGCTCCAAGCCGTGCTTTGCTACCATATACATATTGAGTGCATCGTAGTCCATTCCTACGGCTTCGCAAAGCTGCTGCGCTGCCGTGAGCAATGGGTTGTAGTAATCACGGTTGTAAACTTCACCGTCTGTTTTGTTTTTGGAGGTCATTGCGTTTTCGGCTTTGTAGGTGTCTTCGTGTGATGCCATCTTGTCGCCTGTTGCCTCGAGTACGCTGCTTGTGAATGACTTCAATGCAAGCATACTGTCTACGTACGATTTGTAGAAACGTCTAAAGAAGTTGTGCGTTTTTGGCACAGAATCTATATTGTCGGGTTCTTTTGTTTCCTTTTCGTAACGTGTGCGTGCATCGGGTAGAACTTCTGTTGCTGTAGGGTCTATGCTGCTTCGATACAAAACATTACTGTTAAGTTTGGGGTTATGGAAATCTTTTATTATCTTTGCAGCAGAATTAAGTCTTGAACTGCTGAGGGCTTCCGCGCGGAGTGCGGAGTGGTGCAGATAGTTCAAGGCTTTTTCTTTATTTATGTATACTGCAAGCCCCCGTTCTATCCAATCTACAATATTACCACTATCCTTTCCAAAGACAGACGAAACTATATTAAAATCTATATCTTCCGTTCCTTTACCGAGGTCTATTGTTACAAGGAAATTGCCTTGTTTGGTTTTCAACTCTGTTAAGATAGAACGATTACCCTCCTTCTTGTAATTGTTAAATACTGCAATAGGGTTAGCCACTGCCTTTGGTAAATCTTTTAGCTCTTCAAGTGCAAACCCATGCTTCTTTATTTTCTTGATAACCTTGTTGCCGTAGAGTTTCATAGGTTTATTTTCAACACCTGCTGCACGCAAGATTGCAGACGGTGTGCCGAGGTTTAAGGCTACTTTGTCAGCATTCTCTTCTGTAAGGTTGCTTAACTTCTCGTTGAAACGCTCATTTACTGCATTTAGTTCGTCAGTAAACTTATCTGTGTAGTTGCCCACTTTCAATCTGTATTGCATTGCAATGTCTTCTGCCTTGTCGAGTATACTGTGTTTGCCACTGTTTTGTAGGTTCTTGTAACTACGCCATAGTATATAACGTAGGTCGTTGTCGGTGATGTTAGCGTGGTGCAAACCAAATGCGTTCATTATTTCTCCAAAGAGTTGTTTGATGCGCTGCCACAGTGTGGGTTTGATTTGTTCGAAGTTGGTATCTTCTGCCATTGAGGCAAGATATTCCTCTGTTGCCGTGCGTACGTTCCAGCCGTGTTTTGCTGACAGGTGGGTTATTTGCCGTCTTGTTTCGATGTCGGCTTTTGCAAATACGGTGTCGAGGAAGTTGTCGAAGTTGTCTCCAAAGAGTTCTCTCAATCCGTGATGCGCCACTGCTTCGTGGAGTACTGTTTTCTCTATGTCTGCAATGTCGGTATGGTTGCTTGCCACTACTACGATTTTGCCTGTGCGCTTATCATAGAACCCTTTTGCAGTGGCTTGCTCGCCATTGAGGCTGCTGCCATCGGGTACTATTTCCACGTTGTTGAGGTGTAAGTTTTGCACAACGCTTTCTGCGTGTTCGATGAGCATCTCTATATCGGCTGTGGGCTCGGTATTGGTGCCCCTGTCCTCTTCCTTGTCTTCTGCAGCACGCTTGCTCATAGAGTAACCTACGTAACCGCTGTTACCACCGAAGACGGTGCGGTATAGGATATCGTCTTCTGTGGTAGAGAAATTGCCGTTGTTGCCTGTTGCACTCTTTATTTGATTGGGGTTTGTTACTACATAATGGACAGTACCATTTTCCTTTGGTACGATTTCGCTTGACTTGCCTGTAATCTCATAAACGGAATTTACAACATCTTTAAAGTTTCCACTTGCCGAAATTAAAGAATTTACAAGTTCGACATCGTTGTCAGAGTATGGATATTCGCTTTCTGCGGCTTCTCTTATCGCCCCATCTATTCCGACATCGTAATAATTGGCGTAATTTGAAATGAACCAATGCTCACCGTCTGCTGCTACCTCCTTTTCGTCTATACGCTTTATGATATCGAACAGCTGCCTTTTTGTTATTGTCTTTTCCTTTAAACTCAAAGGGTTGTCTATGTTGAGGAATACCGAAAGGACATTGCCGTCCTTGCCAAAAGAATAGGCATAGTCCTTATCCGTTGTAAAATAAAAGCCTCTTCCGTCTGACGTGCCTGTGCTGCTGCCTATTCTTGCCGTATCAAATTTAGTAAACTCGTTGTTTGAACCGTGGTACACCACCATTGGCTCTCCGTTCTCGTCTACAACTTTTGATGAATTTGTTTGGAGGATTGAAAGTAACTTGCTATCTTTGCCTGTGAAAGAGGTTTGTTGTTTTTCAGCTACGGAGTTTGATAGTCCGTTAAGGCTGTCCAGCAATGAACCTTTTTCTATTTTGGTCAATCTGTGGTCGTAATAGGTCTTGCCATTTTTCACACCTACAACGATTTTTGCAGTATAATCTTCACCGTCAATCTTTACGCCCTCAATATAATAGCGATAACTTTCGTACTTGTCGTTATCTTTTGCATTAGGTTTCTCCGTAATGAAGATAGCATTATGCAGCAGCTTACCAATAGATGAAATTGATTTAAGATGAGCAGCGTCTCTCTCACCATGAGACAGAACCTCGTTGATGCTTACTTTGGAAACATTTACCTTTTCCCCTGTATCGGCAATCATATATTCTCCTCTGATGTTGTCTTTCGCCCATTGCTTTGCGCTGTTGCGTGTCAAGTCATACTTGCCTTCGTAGTCTTCTCCCGTAATCTTCACAGCTTTGCTCCTGCGCAACTTTTCTATACGTGCTGCTTTCTCCCAGTCTCCGAACCAGTTTTTGAAAGCTTTGGTTCTTACTTGTGCCCACTGCTTTTCGCTAAGATTGGTAGGCTTGCCGTTAGGTGCTTTCATATAAGTGTCGTTTGCCTTTGCAGTTTCGACAATCTTCTTTTCTTCATCTGACAGACTATTGCCTACTATCTGAAAACGTGGGTCGCTACTTTTATCATCTTTCAAAAGTTTAACACCCTTGCCGTATGATTTCTCTATATCTTTCAGTAACTTTGCAGTTAAGATAGAGTTGTTGTCATTGCGGGGAGAGGTCATAGTAACGTCTCCACTTTGTCCAGACAGCAGCTCTATTTTTGTAGCCTCGTATGAATATGCTTTAGAAGTTTCTTTTGTCCTAACATTTTCTTTCAATGTAACTTTCACTCTATATATTTTCCCTGCAATATCCACTGCTCCATATAGGCGATGTATCATTACGTCAGGATTTACTGTGTTCCCAGCCTTACGAATACCATTCTCGTCTTTGATACGGTCTTCGTGCTGTTCGGCATCCACGCTCTCGCGAATAATATCAGGCAATACTTTCAGCACTGCCATATGTACGTCCTTGCTTTCGCTTTTAGCTACAGCCTTTTCGGACATAAATTTATCTATTGCTGTATTGCTGATACGTATATTCCCCTTTCCGTTTGTTTCTTCATTGTCATAAGTACGTGCAATATTTTCCTTTGCCCACTTGCGTCCATCGTCGAAGTTTTTAAAACCGTGATTAGCTTCTGCTTCGACAACGTTAATTCTGCTTGGCAGGCTTACGCCGTCTACGGTGGTTACAGTTCCACTGTTTAGCTTTGTATTGCTTAGCAAGTCGTACAGTACTCTGTCTGTAACTTCTTCAATGTTTTTAAAGTCTTTGATGCCGAATACGTTCTTTCCTACCCAGTGCCAGAACTGTTTGATAGCTCTTTTTAGATTAAGGAGAATGGTTGTGGCATTTGCTTTTTCGAGTATTCCCTTTGCTTTGTTGATGGCTTTCTGTGCTTCTGCTTCCATCTTTGCGGCATTCTTTCTGCCGCTGATACGGCTTAAGACCTCACTTGCAACAGCATCTTCGTTGTCTTTGATGTTGGAATAGTTGGGGTCGGCTATGACTTCTTTCCATACGGGAGTGTCTTTCAGGAGAGATTTTATGCTGTTCCAGCCTTGCTTGTTTTTTATCATCATTGCTTCTGCCCACAAGTGGGTGTACTCGTGGATTGGCGTATCAGGGTTTATTCCTGCTTCTGTAAGATAAATTTTACCATTAACCGACCAACCATAAATTGTGCCTTGTGGGGTGCGCAATGTGGTTGCATGGGAGTTGCTAAGCAATTCTTTTACCTCTTCGTCAGTCGCACGCACAACCTCTATACCTGCCTTAGATAAAGCCGCTAAGACCGCCTCTGTGGCTTTCTGTTTTGCTTCTGTGTCATTGGTGAGTGTTTCGCCCGAATATTGCAGTGAAGCGTCTCTTTGGTACTCGTGCTCGTCCGCATTCATTGGCTTATCACTCTGCTGCAATACCTTATTAGCATTTATGGTATATATTGTACCACGAGAGTTTACGGTTAGGCTTGTAGGAGACCATCTGATGACTTCTCCTGAAACAATCGTTCCGTCGGCAAATTCACCTTTTGCATATTTGCTTTTTCTTGTCAACCTTTCCTGTATTCTTATACGCTTGGGAGAAGTGTTGATAAACTCGTGATAATCCAAGTCTGCATCTGTTAAATGCTCTCTCATTTCTTTTTGAGCCTTAACAGAAGACTTGTCATAAATGGCTTGCAGCCTTTCATCATCAGCCAAATCTCTTACATAATCTTCGTATATATCTAAAAGGTCATCATATTTTTGGCTGTAATCACCTACATCTTTGCTTTCCCATTCTTCCAACGTTTTATATCTTGTCTGCTTTAATACGGATTTTAGTTCCTTTTCTACGTATTCTTTTTGAGACAAGAATACATTATTATCTTTACTTTCTTTCTTCGTTTTTTTGGTTTGGTGTTTTGTTTGTCCATCTGTATTCAACCAATCGCTGAACTTCACGGCTGCATCGACAGTTCTGAAACCTAATGTTGCGGTATCTCCACGCTCTTGGGCTTTATCGTCCTTATCCACTGTCTTGTTATATTCATCGGCAAGGTCTCCCCATTTCTGCCAGCCGCTATTCGTTTTATCGTCTATTTCGTCAGAATAGTCATATACTGCAATTTGTACTACTGGGTCGGTTATCTTGTCGGGTACAACAGTCAAGACACCTAACTTGGACGGTTTTCCGTCAAGTTTCAAAGCCGCAAACAAGTCTTCTGCATCGTATCGGTCCTCATCTATTGCAGTACGCCCTGTCGTGTCTGTATTCTTTTGGAAGTCTTCGAGTTCTTTCAAATCTTGTCGAGCAAAATCTTCTGCTTCTTTCTCGCTTTGTTCTTTCTCGTTGTGGCTATCTGTTAAAAGATTAGATGCATCACCGTCTTCGTCTTTGCGTATAATTTCTTCTGAATTATGCGCATAATTTTCGTTTGTTTCTGTGTTGGCTGGTGCAGCGTTCTCTTCTGTTGGCTTTTGCGCTTGCGTATCGTCTTGTGTTTTTACAGACGTGTACTCTGCAAATGGTTTTGTCTTCCGTTTGCTGCTGTCAATCCACGCTTTGAAATTTTCTTTGCTTACTTCGGTGATATTGCCTAAGCCTTGCCAGCCCTCCTCGTAGTTTGAAAGGTAGGCTTGCTTTGCGCTTTCCACATCGGGGAAGCCGTACATAACCTTGTGTTCGTCGAATGAACCATCTTTGTTTATTTGGTCTACAACGAATACTTTTCCCTCTGTTGGATTGTCAGAAAGGAATATATCTATATGGTCTCCGTCTACACTTTCAGTACCACGAATGTAGCCGTAGGTGTTGTGCATTTCGCTTTCCCACTGTTTGCCGTTTGCATCAGTGCCACGACGAATACTACCCTTTGGCTGTTCGATGGTAATATTAAGTCCGTCTACTTTGATGTGTCCTTTTTTGTAGTTGCCAGCTTCCTTTTGTGCATCGGTGGGGTTGGTATCAACCTTTGCTTCCTCTTCTTTGCGTGTACGTTGTGCCTTGTGTTCTTCTGCTACTCTTTCGGCATAGTCTGTTATGCTCTCACCGTCTTTGCGTGGTGTGGGCGAAAATTTGTTCTCCTTTTCTTGCTTTGTTTGAGAAGATTGTGTAACTTTGCTGTCAGAAGAAACATTATTCTCTTGCGTAGGAAGGAGGTCCGGCACATCACTTTGATGTTCAGCTAAGCGCATTTCAGAGCTGTTGGAGAATAATGTTTCTTTTGTATATTCACGATTAAACTCCATTAGCTTATTGAGCATTTTATTGGGATTTACGAAATGGCTGCTTACAGATATTTCCAATCCGTCAATAGAAACTGTAACAGACGTATAATATTTTACTTTATTACCATTACGTTTAAACGTCTTGGCAAAAACATAAGAGAAATTGCGTTCTGCTACATCTTCTCCTTTAGCTTTGCTTGGCTCCACAAAAATTACATCGGGGTCTGACAAAGTAAGTGAAATCATGCCAAACTCGGATGTGCGTTTCTTATCTTGTAATTTTGCGTATTGATTTTCTCCCATTCGTACTTTACCAATGGGAGTATCGATAGAATTGTTAATACCAAAAGTTTCTAACCACGTTTGGGGCGTTAGTCTGATTTCGGGGTCTTCAATGGCGTTTTCCTCCATTGAAGTTATTAAACTCTGTGCTGCTTCTTCTGATAATGGCTCTTTGTCTACTTCTGTGGGTGTGCTTTGAGGTAGAGTTCCATTCTCATTACTGCTTCGCACGCCAGTTGGAACTTCTGTTGGTTGCTCTTCGCTTTGGCTATCTCCTCTGCTGTTATTAGTTTCTTCTGTTTGCAAAACTGTATCGCCTGGAGTAGTTGTTGGCTCTTCTGCTGTGGTGTCATTTCTTTGTTGCTCATTGTTTTCTGTATTGTTTGTTTGTGAATGTTCTGCTACGTATGCATCTTCGAATGATGCTACAAATTGTGGATATAATATATCGGGTGCAAAGTTAGCGTATTTTCTCAACAATTCGGGCAATACGATTTCTCTGTATTGCAGATATTCTTCGTATGTCATATGGTAGTTTTCGTAATACCACTGCTCTCTTTGCTGTTCTACAGCTTCTATATAGCGTTCTTCTTCTTCCGTTGCGTCCTGTTGTTTGAAGTCGCCACGTGTTCTCGAACTTAAAAGTACATCTATGATTGCTCCACGTGCTGCGTTGCTATCTCCATCAAAGAATCTACCACCTAGATTCCATTCGTCGTAGTCTGCAAGTTCTTCTCCGAGCCTTGCAATAGTCTTTCCTTGTTTTGAAATCATACCAACGAACTTTTTCTGTTCGCTTATGGATAGCCCTGTTTCTTTTCTGAAATCTTCGGGAATTATTTTTGCGCCTCCTAAGAAGTCTCTCACAAGGTCTTCTACGGACGTAGGATTTTCTTCGTCTCCTGTCGTAATTCCTCTGTAATCTTTTCGTGCTGCTTCTCCGCTTAATTCGTCTTCTGCGTTTTTAAGTTCTTCGGGGGAGGTGTGGGTAATGCGTTGGCGTTCGTTTTCTACAGCTTGCCAGTAGTCTACCTTTGCTTTCGCTTTATCAACTTCTTCTTGATAGGCTTTCTTCTCCTGCAGGTATCTTGCTTTGTCTGTACCAATCTTCGGTACTTTCTTTACAACGCTGTTGTATTCCTTTTGCGCTGCTTCGATGTTGGCAGAAACAAAGTTGGCTATCTCTGCATCGTCGAGTGCTCCGTCGTACAAATCCTTTATCGTGAGTTCTACTGGTGCTTCGTGATATAATAAGTTTCCTTTATCATCGGTAGGTATTGCTTGCTGCTGTGGCTCTGCTGTCTCTTCTTGTGGTGTTGCTTCATTTTGTGGAGAGTTTGCCCCGCTTTCCTTTTCTGCTGGAGCTTCGTTTGCAGTACTTTCGTTTGCAGCACTTTCTGTTTGTTCTGTTGCTGCTGGAACTTCGGGCGTTTGCGGTATAGCTTCTGTAGGGCTGCTTTCTGTTTGCTGCTGCGGTTGCATTGCAGTGAGTTCCTCTGCTGTGTAAGTCTTGCCACCAGGATATGCGTCTGAAACAACAATAACGCCATCGGGCGTAACATCTTGTACACTGCCGTCTATAAGGTTGCCCTCTTTGTCTTGCACCTTTACAGTGTCGTTGTAATGGAAATTGCGAACGCCGTCTATTTTTGCAGCTTCTGTTTCTGCTATTTGTTGCGTTGTTTCTGCTGCATTGTTAGCCTTGTAGGTAGCTGCATCAATAGGAGTATCTACACTTTGTAGGTCTTTTATATTGAGCATTTCCTTTTTCCCACTCTCCGTATTGTAAACGACAATATCGTTGTCGGACTTTTCAGTGTCTATGCTCTTTTCATCGGGAGACGTAACCACGTTTCCTGAAACAACATATACTTCCTGGTCTCCATTTTTGAGAGTTGCACGAATGATAGTGCCACTATCCTTGTGAGTGAGATTGTCTATTTCTGCATTAGCTTTATTGACTGCTGCTTTTATTTCGTCCTGTACACGATTAATCATACCATTGTATGCGGTGCGTGCAATGATATATTTAAGAGCTGCTTCTCTCTGTTCTTCTGAATAGGACTTGTAAGCGTTGCTTTCTTTGAAAGCGTCTACATCTTCGACACCGTCCAATGCGTTTAACTCGTCCTCGCCTAAAACTTCTGCTGCGTGCTTTTCTGCTTCGTCGAGCGAGGTTTTGACTTCGTTCATCTGTGCATCACGTGCGTTCTGTCCGTTTTCATAGGCAGACTGTACTTCCTGCTGTTCAGAAGAGATATTATCTTCTATAGCATTTTTGAGATGCGAAATATCATTGCCACGTTTAATATACGTATTAACGGTATAGTCTACGATGGTTTGTTTTTGTTCGTTGTTGAGTTTTGAGTTGTTTATGTAAGATTGCAGTAAATTTCCTGCCTTGTCATCAGGAGCGTTGTCTATCTCGCTCTTTATCTGTTGCCAACGGTCAGTGCCGAAGATAATATCTGCGTGTGTATCTGCGTCGTTGATAGCGGTATTTAGTTTGCGGTTATTGCGAATGTAGCTGCCCACACGTGCGCCACTGATGATGCCACAACCTAAGCCTACACCTAAAATAATATCGGTGTTTACTTTCTTGCTGAAAACGCTGTTGTCATCGTTAATGTCAAGATTAAGGTTTAAATCGCCTACAGTGAATGCGTTTTCAAAGTTACCAACAATTTCTTCTCCAACCTCACCAAATAAACCGTTCCACTCTGTGTTCTTTGTGAAGCGGTTAAAGCTTTTCATAATTTGCTTGTTGTTAATACCTGTAAGGAAATCTTTCGTCTTACTCAAGCCCCACTTATCCATAGCCTTTGCCGCACCCTTTTGCGTAAAGTTTGCCAAAGGTTTGAGGTATTCGCCAAACAATTCGCTTTGGTTTTCAATGGTCTGTGCCGTGAATGCTTCTGCAAAAGCCCTGCCGCCGCTCTTTACGTTTGTACGCTTGCCGCTGTAGACGATGTTTCCTTTGCTATCGGTGGCAGCTTCCAAATCACCAGTCATACGTTTATGTGTATCGGCTGCAACGGCAGGCATATTGAAGATGGTGGTCATTGCAGCACCTTGCGCCACGTCTCCAACAAAACGTCCTGCGAGTTCTCCTGACTTAATAACAAACTTGCCTACGGCTTCTGTGGCGTATTTGCCAAACGCTTTTTCGAGTTGTGTTCTGCAATACTTCTGAAACCCTACGCCTACACCTTTTACAGGACTAGCTGCAAACTGCATCATATAAGGAGCCATCTGTATAGTAGTGCCTGCTGCTCCATACAGTCCGCCCAATGCATCTCCGTGCTTGCCCATTACGGCATTTTTGAGTGCTACGGCATTTAACAGTGCTTTCTGTGCTGCCGTTGCACGGTTGCTTGCGTAGGCGTCAGCTGCTGCCTTTATGACTGTAGCGTCCTTAAGGTCGGTAAAACCGAAGTCCCACGTGCGAATATCGGTTGCGGTTTTTGCTCCGCCACGTAAAATCCGCCCAAATGCATTCTTAATTTGATTGGTGAGACCGTCCGTCTTCCTTGTACGAAGAATGTTATCCTCACTGATGGCTGCTTGTGCATCGTCTGACATACGCTGCATAGCTTGTCCTGTGCGCATAAGTTCTTCGGCTTCGGGGTTGCGCTTTATGCCCTCCGCTTCATCGTATGCGCTGCGTCCGCCACCCTCTACAGGAATAAGGTCTGCCCACCACGGACGGTTTTTATAGTTAGGGTCGTACATTTGTTGCCCCTTTTCTTCGATGCGCTTACCCTCTGCATTCATTGCATCAACCTGCTTTTGCAAAAGGTCTTCTTCTGCCTTGCGTTTCTCAAAGACCTCTGTATTCTTTGCAACATCATCACTTCCGCTTTGCACTCCAAAGTTTACGGTATCAGTAAATCCACGTTCGTTTTCGAGTTTACGCTGCAATGCTGGCTTTAGGTAATACTCTACAAAGCCTTGTGTATTATCAAGTCCTAATCGGGTAGTTGTATCTTTGAGTTTCTTTTGAAAGTCTTTATTGTAATAAACCTCTTTCAGTGCATAGAGTGGGTCTCCGTTATTCATACGGCTATACATATAGTCCGCTATGTTGTTAGCAACATTTTGTGAATAAAGACCGTGTACTAAAGTCAGTGCTTTTTCTGCCTGTTCGTTATCAAGACCCATAGAACGAGCCATATTTGCAGCTTCGGCAATTTTTTTAGGATTATCTTTCTTGTATGCTTCATCGTAGACCGTATAAAGGTTATCTATGACTTCTCCAAGATTGCTATCAGCACCATACATTTTAATAGGCTGCTGTGCATCGGGGATATGACTTGCAACATTATAATCCTTATCAACATTAGATAAGAAAGCATTTTGCGAATTGTAGTCTTGTGGTGCAGAAAAACCAGTATCTTGTTGCACAGATTTCATAATTGGCTGTGCATCGGTAGGCTTGCCTACATTTGGAGCAACAAAACGTGGGTCTATCTTTGCAGGCTCTACAGGTTTCATTTCTTCCTCTTGCTGCTGCCCTGCTCGTGGCTGCTGATAAACCATATTAGAAAAGCTGTCGTAGTCTTTTACATCTGCAAACTCTTTTCCTTTGAGTGTGTTATAAACAAGTTTTCGATTGTTTTCGTCTGCCATACTTTCAGCAAACTCTTGTTCTGACCCTAAATCGTTATAACCCTCTTTGGATAATGCGTTGTAAATAACCTTTATGTTGTTCTTTATATCTGGCATACGTATGTTATTTTTTATTTTAATCCTAATATCTTTTTCCCTTTGTTGTGCTTTAACCCTAATGACTTGCCGTTATTGATTTCTGTATATCCGTAGTTGTCAATAAGATACTGCTTTGCTTGTGGTGTATAGTTGGCGAGTTTAGCAATGATGTCGCTCTTTTTTAGTGAGTCTGAATTGACGGCACTCTGATTTTTCTTATCTACCCAACCCCTGTTTACAGCGTATTGATAAATGGCATCTTGTTCCATTTGCGATAGTGTTTTCTTTCGTCCGATGGTGAAATGTCTGCCGCTGATGTAATACATATCTGTTGCATCTGCGCTGCCGCTGTTTTTCCCTCCGCCTTTTGAGCGTGAGATGTTGTTTCTTTCTCTACCTAACCCCTCCATAGTTCTATTGTGGCGTGCTGATTCTGCATTGGCTGCACGCTGGTTTGCAAGCTGTTCTTTTTTCAATGCTGTGTCTGCTTCGAATTTCTTTTGATTGAATTCCTGTTGAGCCTTTTTGTACTCTGCATCAGCTGCTGCTTTGTCAGCTGCTGTCTGTGCCTGCGCTCTTCTGATTTCTATCTCTTCCAACTTTGCTTTTGCCTGCTCTTCGTAACGTTTTGCTTCTCGTGCGTCTTTTGCTGCATCAGCTGCTTCCTTACGTGCTATCTCACGTTCTTTCATATTCATTTCATAATCACCTTGTCTTGCACGCAAGATAGCGTTGTTATAGCGAGCCTCGTTTTCTTTACGCACTTGCACAAATCTGTCGTAACGTTCCTTTGCCTTGCCACTCAACGAACTATCGGGAGTACTCATATCGGGAGCGTATTTGCTTGTATGATACAAATTTGAGAGTGCCGAAACGCCATCACCAATAGCCGATAGTATTGCCCTGCTGCGTTCACGTTTGCGCTGCCGTTCCTCTTCTTCGGGAGACGGTTTGCCACTTTCGTAAAGCGTGCGTGCTATTTGTTCCAAAGACATTCTTTGATAAGGATTGTTTTCTTGTTCAGAGTTATTCTCTTCTGCTGTTGGTGGAACGTCCTTTGGTAACCAGCTACTGATGGGTGCTGGCTGTGGAATTTTTTCTATAGGCTGTACTTCGCTTGGCATCGGTTGAGGCGGAGCTGTTGCTGGTTGTGCTGCTGGCTGTTGCGCACTTACTTCGCCTTGTGTTGGCTGCACTGTGGGTGTTGTGCCTGTTTGTTGTGGTTGCGGTGTTTGCGTAGGTTGTTGTTGAATGGGCGTAGGCGTTGTTGCCCCACTTCCTCGCCTACGATTTCTTGTACCACTTGTATTCATTATGTCTGCTAAAGAACTCATATAACTATCTAACCTATTTAAACATAAGGATTTTCCTCTTGTTCTTCTTGTTTTGGTTTAATGGGCTTCTCTGTGCCGTCCATATAAGATGCAATGTCTGATGCTGCACGGCTAACTCCCTTAACGGCATTGGCTATGTTCTGTGCACGATTAACTTCTAAGTTTCCAAGTTGTGCATTCAGGTTGTCTTCTCGTTGCTGGTACTGCTGTTCGATGGCATCTTTACGAGCTTCGCCCATTGCGTTAATGTTGCTGACTGCGTTACTCATTGCGTTTGCATCGGCTGCCTTTTGCGCTGCAACACTTTCCTCTGTACCTCCAATGACGGCTTGCGTACCTGCTGTATTCTCACTATTGCGTTTAAGGTGTTCACGCAAATTAGAAAGTACGGCTTGTGCTTCGGCTCGCTGCGTTGCATCTTCGTTGTAGCGTCTATCGTACCAACTTTTATTTTCTTGTTTTTGCTGATTGATTTGCGCTTTGTATTTGCGCATAGCTTTTGAGGCTTTGATACCTCCAAAGATACTGCCTGCTATTTTGAGACCTGCTCCTATTGCTGTTCCTAACATATTGCTTTGTTTTGTGGAATTAATACTTATAATAATGCGTCAAAATTAAAACAATACCTTTGCTTTTGGTTTTTAAGTATTAACACGCAAAGAATATGAAAACAATAAAAAAGGAAACAGAAAAAGAAAAAGGAAAACGAAAAAAGACAGGTGGGCGTGTGAAAGGAACGCCTAATAAGCTTACTGCTCTTAATAGAAAAGCTATTGAGGGTGTATTAGCGGATTATAATAGAAGTGGACTTTTTACGCAAGACTTTCTTTCGTTAGGACCAAAAGACAGAATTACAATAGCAGAAAGATTAATACAGTATACAACTCCAAAGATGCAAAGCACTACTGTTGATTTGGCTGCGGAGAATACAGAATGTACTATTGATATAATGTTGAGAAAATTAGCGGAGGAAGAATAAATAAAAAGAGCTATGATTGAAAGGATATACAAACTATTTGAACGCTTAGCAGATGTTGGTAGCGACAAGTATCTACATTTCATTGTGGGTATGATGGTGGCAGCCATTATGCGCTTACACGTTGGCGCATTAGCTGCATTGACAGCCGTTGTAATAGTAATGGCAGGAAAAGAATGTATTGACCACTTTATACGCAAAGAGAACTTCGATTTAACGGACGCACTCGCAGGCGTAATGGGTGGAGCATTAATGCTAATACTAATGATATAAAAGGATATGGCAAACTTTACAATAGGAGAGTTGTGCGCCTCAAAGGTGGCACAAGAGAAAGGAATAGATAACACACCTCCAGCAGTGGTTAGGGTGCATCTGACGGAAACTATAACGCTACTGGAGGCGATACGTGCCGAATGGGCAAAATATTGCCTCGAATACAATTTGGGCACGCCGTCTTTAATAGTGTCGAGTGGCTACAGAAGTCCCGAACTAAATAAGGCTGTGGGCGGTGTGAAGAACAGTGCGCACGTTGCTGGCTATGCTGCCGACATTGTGCCTGCCAATGGAAAGCAGGACGTGTTCGAGCGTTTTATGGCGTACAGCTTTAGCAGGCGTGGCTATCTGTATGACCAAATAATAATAGAGAAAAACAGCAAAACACGTTGGGTACACGTAGGATATAAGAAGCCTGACGGTAGCCAACGCAAGCAATGTTTCAAACTAAAGGTATAGATATGAATAGACTAATAGGAGCAATATGGGGCGTGCTGATATGCACCCTAATAACACTTTGCAGCTGCAAGACCAAGAAAGCCGTACAGGTGGAGAGTGTAAAGCGCACATTCGACAGTGTGCAAGTTGTCAAGGAACAGGCAAGCGTGAAATACTCACTCGTGGACACATCGCACGTGGACGAATACACAACGCTCATTCGTGAGTACATTTTCGACACGCCTTACTATGGCAAGGAAAGCTGTCTTACTCACGACACGAATGTTAATTCGCCAATGGTAGAATACAAAGGCGATGGCAGCATTATAATCAATCACGGCTTAAAGAGTATCAAGGAAACGAAGATAAGCCGTAAGAGTGATAGAAAAGGTGTATCAGTGCAGAAAGACAGCACAGCAAATAAAGTAGTAAGAACGAAAGTACACGCCACCGAGCAGCACAAGCAGAAGCAAAAGCAAGTGGAGCAGATAGCCGTATCGAAACCTTTCGACTTTTGGCAGCTCGTAATAGGTGTAAGCATTCTGTTTGCCGTTGCGATAGCTTTATACTACCTTTACAAGCGAGTGCCAAGCGTGCGAAATGTGGTGCAGAGAATAAGAGATAGTATAAGGAAGAGTAGTTAAAAATAAAAAATATGTTTGCGTTCTATGGTTATTATGTGTAACTTTGCAACATCTAACTAACAACAATAACAAAAAATGGAGAATTATGCACTTGCGATAGCTAACTATTTCGTAAGATTAGCAAAAAAGGAAAATAAAATTATTCGTCCTTTAAAGCTTATGAAACTTGTTTATATTGCACACGGATATATACTTGCTATGTTGGACAAGCCGACAGATGGAGCAAAGCTCGAAAAGGTGGAAGCGTGGCAATATGGTCCTGTGTTTCCATCGGTCTACTATTCGTTTAAGGATTATGGACGAAACCCAATAGAGCGTGAGACAAGTGTTATTGATTTTTCTCGCTTGTCTTGTCAGAGTAATATACAATATACTCCAGAGCTTACAAACGAGGAAGAAAAGAAAGTTTGCGAGTTTGTATGGCGGAACTATGGCAAATTCTCTGATAGTGAACTTGTATCTAAGTTGCACATGAACGGTACTCCGTGGAAAGAATACTACCAACAAGGATTGAATGTGGTGATACCCGATAAGGCTACTAAAAGGTATTACACGCTTGTGGCTCAAAACATATCCAAACGGCTAAATGAGCAGAAAGCATAGAAATGAAGATTAACAAAAATCTTTTAAACGAGGATATAAGCGATGGATGTATTATTACATCATCGGAAAGCGACAGTGCGCAGAAGATAGCTCTTGAGGATAGCCGTGAGGAACTGGAGAACAAGAAACAGAACAGGAACCAGCGCAAGACTTATGCCAATAAACTGTTTGTGTTTCTGTGCGTGTATATGACGTTGGTGTTTCTTGTGTTGTTCTTCTGTGGCTTTTCGCTATTCGGCTTCACGTTAAGCGATACTGTCCTTGTGGCTTTAATAACCACCACCACCGCTAATGTTATAGGTATATTTGCCTTTGTGGTGCGATATTTGTTCTATTCAAAGCAGAAATAATATAGTTACTTTGCATAAACGCAAAAAGCCCCACTATCCATCACGGACGGTGGGGTTTACTATATAATTATGAAGTGAAAAGAGTTTTTGTATATCTGTCCAATATCTGTCCAAGAATTGGACAATATTTGGACTATTTTAGTTCTGCTTAGTAAAATTGAGTTCTTTTGCGAGTTTGTTAAGTTTCGATAGGCTGATGCCTAACGTTTTGGCAAGGTCTATGTTTCGTGTGGTTGAGTAGTTGTTCTTTAGATATTCCATTTGAGCATCTGTGAATTGCAATGGTTGGAACGGCTTGCGGTTATGGTTCATTTCGGCACGGTCGGCTTCTAGCTGTATGGTGGGGTTGAGGCTTAAGGCTTCTTCTCCGCTTTTGTTTATGCTTTGCTCCGACACTATTTTTGTTTCTATAATATTCAGGGCAAGGCGACAGTTGGGGTCGTCGTCTAATCGAATATTGGCACAGTCTCTACAAAGCACGTCTGTAAGATTGTCCCACGCAGTAAACACTCCATCTAATCGGGCAGCTCTGTATGTCTCTTTGAAATTAATGGGCGGAATAGACGGCAATTCTTTAATGAACCTATCGAATAAAGTAACACAGTAGTGCAGCATTTCGTAGGTACATAGAATGTACGATTTCAGTTCGCTATCATTAATATTTCTTTTGTCCAACACTTGTTTAATGGCAAGTCTGAAACGAAAGACATCGGGTTTCAGACGTTCTTCCAAATCGTCTAAATAGTCCATATAGAACTGACGTTTGTCCATCTGTTTATTGCGCATATCGTCCATATTCTGACGGTCGAAATTGTTATATCTCTTCACCGCCAAGCGTGCGTTGTGCCTTGCCTTTCCTTTGTATTGGTTTGTTTTGGAAAGCAAGTTTATAGTGTCGAGCATAACAGTTTGCGCAACGCTGTTTGCTCCACCTATTATTACGTGGAATAGGGCGGAAACGTGGTTTAGCGTTTCGCGGTTCTGTTGCCACGCTTGCGCTAAATCGGTCTGCTTTATTCCTGTGAATGGGGTTTGTTGTTTAAATATGTTCATTATACTTCCTCTTTAAAGCGTCCACCGACCGTTTGAAGAATCGGTAGACAGTTTCCTCACCATATTTGGCTACTAAATAAGTGTATTGCTCTGTTGTCATATTGTTCTGTGTTTTTACATCTATGGATCTACACTCGTACATCTATGGATATACGCTCGTACATCTATGGATACAGATTTGCGTGCCTATTCTTTGGTTACTCTTTCCCACGCTTCCTTGCCGAATACTTGCCAGGTGTCGTTGCCGAACTGCACCAGCACAGTGCCTACAGTGGCAATCAGTCTGCCCTCCGTACAGCTACGATACAGCTTAATGTATGGCTTTCCATTTTCGCCTTTGTCAATGCTCTCAACACACGACAAGCGAAATATATCGTTAAGGTTTCGCCCATCAAAGGCTATTGCTTGTTTAAATTTCATCGTTGTTTTTCTAAAGCTAAAAAGTTAATAATCGTAGGCACAAGACTGATTATCATACCTATGAAAGGTAGATAAACGTCTTTGTAATGGTGGTGCGATATTGCGCCCATTAGGGTAATTTCCCACATAATGGTTATGAATGTCCATAGCCAAAAGTTCAGTTTTGTTCTATTCATTTCTGTAGTTCTTTAATTAGCGCATCGGCATACTTTACAGCTACCTTTGCCACTTCGTCTGCTTCCATTTGCCACGACTGTGCCATCAGTGTTTGCATATTGGCAATGGCAGCGTTAATTCTTACTTTGTCCCAATCTGTAGACTGACTATCTGCTCTCTCCAGTTCTTCGGGTTTGCGTATCCACACATCGTCCTCGTTGCCCTCGAAATCGAGGTCCACCGTGCCTAACTTAAGGTTATCGAGCGTGGAATACAATCCCACAACTGTCATTGGAAACCGTGTGTTCTTTTCCTGCACACGGTCGCCAATTCTTAGTTCAGTTATCTTCATTCTCCAATTTCTTCGTGGAACTTCCTCAATGTTTCTTTCACACGCTTTGCAGCTTCAATAGTTTGCTCTTTGGTATGGAAATAGTTGAGAGCATCATAACGGTTCGTATCAACGTCATCACCTAATTCAGTTGTATTAACTGTAGTAAAATCGGTATTCATAAAATGATAATCCTCACCTTTCTTTGCTCTCCACCTAATATTCTCTACTTTCTTTTCTTCAACATTCCATTTTAACCCTTGCTCTTTCATCTTATCAAAGAGTAGTTGCTTTTCTTCTTCGGTGGCGTGGCGAAAAGCGTCCTTATTCCATTTTTCATTACTACTATGATTAGTATTGTAATGAGTGTAAAAACGGTTACTATGGTCTTTCTCCTCTTCTTTAAATATGAGCATTGTACTATTATATACAGAATGAAGCACGTCCCCGTCCTTGAACTCCTGTTCTTTCTGTTCTTCTTTCTCAATTACCACACTTCCGTCTTTAATAGTCGCCTTGCAACCATCAGGAATAGCGATTGTATCGCCGCATTGTAATTTAATTTCCATTGTTCTATTTTGTTATTGTTGTTGTTATAATTTACACTTGCATTCCCTCTGGGTATTTTGTGCTTAATGCACGATAATTTTCGCCAGCTTTCTTACCACACTTCGGACATACTTTGTTTGGAATTACTTCGTTATGGAAATACTCATCGTCATATCCATAACTCTCTACAGTATGCCCACAATGTTCACACTCATATACTGCCTGAAAATCTCGGCGATGTTGTGATATTATTTTCTTTATCTTCATAATTCATTTACTTTTAATATATTCCTTCCTGCTTATAATTTAATAATTTCACTTTCCTCCATCGTATCAAGAGAAAACCATTCAAGTTCTGTTTCCTTGCTCATTTCGCAATCGTCGCCAAATTCATCGTCCCATACTTGGTAATATTGGTTCCATACACTAAGAGACAGGAGCCCATTACGTTTGACAACACAAGTAAGTGTGTCTTTTTCGTTCTTAAGGTTTGGGAGCTCCTCTTTTGAATTGTGCCACCTAAAAGGTGTTCCATTTTCAATAATTTTTCTTTCCATATTTTTACTTTTCTTTTAATTGTTATTATCTTAATTCTAATTCTGCATTGCATTCATTTGAATAGTCAAAGAGCATACTCGCAATAATGATACGTATATCGTCATTTACAACAAACTCGTTTACACCTTCAGGCGAGTTGTTTGTCATCTTAACAGACGCAATGTTAAGAAAATCCATTGCCTGCTTTAGAGTTTGAAGATACTTAGCGAAGATGTAAGCATTCCCTACTTCAATGACGGCATCGTCTGCAATAACTTTCTTGCCCGTTTTCTTTGTCTTCTCGTGTTCCATCTCTCCTGTGCCATCGCATATAGGGCAATCCATCAAGCGTTCGTGGGTGTGCAAATGATTGTCCTTGTATTCCCAATACACCTCTCCTGTACCATCGCACTCTTCGCACTCCACGGCATCTTCGATGACAACTTCTTCATCAACCAAAGGACACGCCTCTAATGCTTTGTTTAATGCTTCAATAGTGATAGTCTTTTCACAAGGATATTCTAAGTTAGGCATTGGCAAACTCTCCTTAATATATTCGCCAACAAGAATTTCGGGATTTACCCTAATAAGAGTATACCCATCAGTACTCCATATCTCGTTGTACCTCGTATTGAAAAACGGATAGGAGCGCAAGTTGTTAGAATTGCTTTTATCGCAGAACTTATTTAGCAGTTCCGCTTCATTATTTATCTTCATAATATTTACTTTTTACGTTTCTTCTTTCTTTTACTTGCGTAGGGCTTTGACCCTGCACGTGATTTACTCTTTTTGTTGTATAGATAACTGCAATCAATCATTTCGGCATGATTTAAATGCACAGGAATTATATATTCTCTTCTTAATTCGTCCATACTATCAGCTTTGGTATTTATTTATTCGTTATTCACACAAACCGTGATAGAGGCTCATACAACTATATCCTCCCTCTGGCTCAAACATATCCAGTTCTGTGTCATTTCGGTTTACATATTTGAACACCTCCTGTACTGTGGGGTATTCTCCGTTGGCACAAAAACGTTTAGGAATATATGTAGGTGGAAAGAAAGACGAACCTCTTTCTGTTTCATCTTTCATTCGTTGTTCAGCATCTATTAGCCGTTTTCTTGCCCATTCATCTTTTGAAATTAACTGTGCTTCACGCTTTCTACACATAATGCAAGGAAAGCAACCAACACGTGAAAAACCACGTTCGTACAAAGGATTTGGTCGTTGGTCATTGGCAAGTATGTAGTCTATCACCTCCTGTGCTGTCCAATGGAATATAGGACGTAGCACGCTTGCATCGTGTGTCTTGCACCACTCCAACACCGCTTTCTTATGATACAACCCTTTCACTTCGTCATTAAAGTATTCTTTGAAATATGAGCATTCTACATCATATCCTGCACGTGCCTTACTTTCTTTAGCTCTAATTCCTTGAATAATGATAAAGCTCTCATCTTGTGAGAGAATATAATCTATCATAGGTATTATTTTCAGTTCAGAAGTACAGAACCTTGCCATTGTTGATGGAAATCTTCCTTTCTTAATAGACATATCTACAAAGTCTTTATACTTCCTGCTTTTGAGCGTAATAAGTTCTACACCTAATTGGTTGCAAACATTGTGAATATGCGTGTAAGTGTCTTCGTGCTCCCAACCTGTGTCGGAAAAACATGCAACCACTTTTTCATTGCCGTAGTCATTTACCGCCTTGATAAGGCAAGCCTGACTATCCTTGCCTCCGCTAAATTGTACTAATATCTTCATTCTTAATCAACCAATTCAAAACTATATGCAACTACGAATGGATTACTCTCCCACGTGCCTTTGCCACTGATTTTATCAATTAAGTCTGCGTAGGCTCTTTGAGGAGAAGAGAAAAATTTAAGAATATTGTCATACATCTGTCTCACTTTACGTTTGACAGCGAAAAAGTAAGCATCCTCTCCAGTAGCTGATAATGGTTCAATAAATATTATACCTTCCTTAAGGCAATCTTCTTCTGAAATATCCTGCAAGCGTTCTACCTTGACATCAGTAATTCTGATATGGTGTGGCATTAGTTCAGCACGGACAAACATTTTATTATTCCAACCTGCTGACTCCGTCATAAACCCATTCCCAACCATTTCAAAGTCAGCATTAGGGTAAACTTCTTTGTAGCTTTGCGCTATCGCAACAACTTCGCCAACCTTATAAGGCAAGTGCTTTTGGGTTTCTTCCCAATTACCAAGCGGCATATTGTCTCTTAGTACTCTCCTTGTCATTGTCTTTGAGCCGTTCAGCACCGCCAGCGTGAGGCAGAAAGCATCACTAAACATTATTTTCTTCATATTGCAGTACTTGAATGTTTGTTACTTCACTATATAACACCTTTTCTTTAGCTAAGGCATTGTCGCTTGGTAAATGTTTCGTAAGACCAAACTGAAAGGCATAGAAATCTTCAATGTCTTTGATGTCGTAATTACCATCTATCTCCACTTCTAATTCAAATATTACTCTCATACACATACTTTTATCTTTTATAACATTCACAATCTTTATGTGGACACTCCTCAAATCTTTCATTAAGGAATGAGAAACAGTCTATTGTGTCCACCCCATCTGTACAATGGCAAATAGGATGGGTGCAGTGTTTAGGGATTATCTTCTTCATACTCTATTTTCTTATAAGTTTCTTCTATGGCTTTAAAAATCTCAAACGCCACTTGTGGTACCCACGCATTTCCTAACGCTTCAATACTTTTGCTTCTCCATTTTGGGAAAGAAATGGTAAGGTCAGCCACTCTAAAGGGTAGCCCATCATCTCTGTTACATATAGGGGATTGAGTTGGGAAGTTCCGCCACCAACTTTGTGGGCAATCTGCTCTGCCAAATTGGCTTTCGGCTTGTTGTGTTGCTTCAGAGTATCCATCGTCATACCTGAGCACATTCCATCCTTTGCCATTGGTGTTGGAAGAAGTCCTGAACATGCCATTGCCGTCAGTCCTTTCCCCATTTGACTGCTTGCATTGTATTTTGTTGTCCACTTTGCGCCCTCCGAAGCATTGGGCGTTGGTAGGAGTGTCAAATCGACAAATTCTGTCTTTCCATTCTTGTTGCACACTTTCAGACCTTGCGTTTGTGGAGTTGGCAACATCTTGCTCGCTGCAAGGTCTTTCAGTGTTGCGGAATACACTTGCCCGTTCCGAAGCCTTCTCCCTTTTGTAAGTTTGGCTGCCCCTCCCTGCCCATCGCTGGCAATCGGTGTCGGCATTAAGTCTTGCAACAATCCACACCCTGTCTCTTCTGTGGGGTGCTCCGACGGCACAAGCCGGAATAACAAACGGTTGGACGGAATAACCTGCTCGCTCAAGGTCTTCACAGATGACTTCGATTGTGAATTTCTGTTCCTTTCGGTATATGAAATTCTCGTCGAACAAATCGTCTGTACGTCCCATCTTAGTCTCTTTGCCGGACTGTACCATTGAGAGGATTCCAGCAACATTTTCGCCAATGACGAAAGAGGGCCGAATTTCCCGTATTGCTCGTAGCATTTCACCCCAGAGGTAGCGACTATCTTCCGCTCCTTTGCGCTTTCCTGCAACACTGAATGGCTGACAAGGAAACCCTCCTGTGAGCACATCGATTTGACCTCGCCATTCTTTGAAATCTGTTTTTGTAATGTCTTCATAACTAATTGAATTAGGAAACCAATATTCTAATACTTTTCGCTGAAACTCTTGTATTTCGCAATGAAATACATTAGTCCACCCCAACCACGAGGCAGCGAGTTCTGCTCCACCAATACCTGAAAATAAAGATGCGTGAGTAAGTTTCATACGCTTTATTTTTTATAACATTCACAATTTGCATACGGACACTCCTCAAATCTTTCATTAAGGAACGTCCAGCAGTCTATCGTGTCTACCCCGTTTGCACAATGGCAAATAGGGTGGGTACAATTCTTAGGGATTAGTCTTTTCATACGCTTACTTGATTAGCTCGGGGTTATCATGGATATTGCCAATCACGCTCCATGCGGACCTGCCATCTTCCATGCAGTGGTAATTTAATGCAGAATATACCGGTAATTCTTTCGATAGCAAGGCAAACATTCCCTCATGAAAGACAACCTTTCGACGATATACTTTATTCATATTATCTTTTCTTTTCCCAATATATCCGAGTATATCTCCTTCAAAGATTTGCTTTCCGTTCTTGTCCTTTAAGCCTGTATACTGCCCGAGCGTTTCAGCTTTCACGGGTGCATAATAAAGAGTGTACCTACCCTCTTTCTTTATATACTTTTCAGACTTTACAACATCTGTGAATATGGCTACTATCTCGTTTCCAAGTTCATCTTTACATTGCTGTAATCCCCTGCCATAGACCCACTCGCCATTTTCAATTTTTTTACCTCTAAATAAAATTTCACGCTTCATAATCTTTCAATTCTTTTTCTATTTTTTCTATGTTCTCTTGTATGCTATTTACAATCTCGTATTCCTCCTGTATAATAGCCAATGTCTTTAAATTTCTCATATTCGCCAACAACGAAAACAGTTGATATTTATACATCATTCGTTGATTAGCAAACAAATTATCTATCCGCTTGTTTAGCTTTATATACTCTGTAATTATTTTTGAAAGACCTAAACAAACAAACGAAAAAGCCAAAGCGATAAATAAATTAATATATACTATCATAATTTACCTCCTTGTGTTTATTGTTAGTAAATCTGGGTTATCTGTTACGTTTCCTATTACAACTTTACCACACTCGTCTATCCACTTTTTTGAAATAAGATTACCTCTTTCCCAATTATCGTGGACTGAAGGGCACCACGCTGTATAAGAACATATGCTATTGTCATACCTAACAATGTGCCTTATCTTTGAGTCATGCTCATCTTGCAGAATATCCCCCTCAAAGATTTTGTTTCCGTTCTTGTCTTTCAGCCCAGTGTACTGACCGATGGTCTTTTTATTTACGAGAACATCTTCCAACGTACTTTCTTCGTAATTTTCGTCAATAATAATTGAAAAACCTTGACTATCTGCATAATAGCCATAAAGCCATTTGTTATGTTTGTCATTCCAGCCTCTAAATTTAATTTCTCTGTTCATATTACCTCCTTGTATTAATAGATTGAACTCTATGTGTTGTATGACTAAATCTACCAGACCTCGTAGTGTACTGATATTTTGTTATTCCGTTTGCATCTGTGAAATAAATCACTTCTTCGCAATCTATAAATCTATATACCTTAACACCGTTACACTCAAATAAGAACTGTACATTGTAGTCTTTCAACCTTTGCTCGTACTCTTGCTTTCGTATCTGCTCCTTTGTCAGCTTTGGCTTAGGAGGCTCTGGCTTCTTTCTAATCTCATAGCCACAAGAGGTGAATACGAATGCTAACACTGATAATAAAATTAGTTTCTTCATATTACTTTTATGTTTTAGTTATTTATTTTCAGCTAAGAAATCAAGGACAAAGTAGCGTGTAGGCTTTACA